CCGGGGAACCCGGAGGACCCGCAGGACCCGGACCACCCTGTACACCCGGAGTACCCGCAGCACCCGTAGGACCCGCAGGACCTTGATATCCACCCGCGACAGCACCAGGTCCCTGTATCGTTCCGGCGACGTAAATATCACCCACAGCGAGTGGAGCGTAATAAGATTCCATTGTGTTATAATTCGATCCCCTAGGATCGTATTCTATTTCGTAAAGTTTACTGTTAGCCTGGGGCTGACCAGCGCTGGCCGCTACATCCTGGGGTGGACATAATAAACGTAACCAACCATCATTACCTGGTGAAAATGTATACATATCTCCGTCGGGTTGAATAGAAGAAGACAAACCTGCACTCCCTCCACTGTACGTATCTCCGGTTGATGCGATTAAACGAATCCCGGCTTGCATCCTAGAATTCGACGTACCCGTGCGAAAACTCATGAGCTGTCGAGGTTCGATTCGTATACCACCGCCAGTATAACTCGCACCTCGTTCACCGCCGAATGGGTTATTCATATCCGTTATACTCAAACACGGAGCCTCTTTGTATTTCATACTCCCCTGATCGGCTTGAGGATGCTGTATTTGAATTTCTACTTTGGGAGCTTTAAGACGTATACGGTCACCCGCAAAATCTCTTTTATTCCAATCGTAATAATCTTTTACGGTATCATTAGGTAAAGTCCTATCACTATAAAATTTAGACAATAGGAGTTCGTTATCGTGTTTATAAGCTGAGAATGAGTCGGGATTAAAAAGTCCATCGTGTGTACCTAACCACCTAGATTCAATCGTGGTAGATGCTTCTGTTCCGAGTTCTCCGTACCGTCCACCGAATTTAATACGTGCATGATCGACGGAACCACCTGACGAACCCACGGTTAACGTATCACATTTCACGTACCCTTCGAAAAGACTATTTCCTCTAAAAATACTCGTTAACGTAAATCTATATATTTTGATAAAACCCTGCGCCTGTCCCACCCCATTCGAATCAATGGTCCAGTTATTTGGGTACGCTGGAAAAGATACGGCGTAGCTACTACCACTTTTAGTCGCATTTGCATATCCATTCATTTGATGAGCCGTGTATATATGACTCGGCCATGGATCACCGCTTCCAAAAACTGAAAGCGCTGGTCCCGAGCCTTGTCCACCCGAACGAATAACTGGGCTCACCGGGTAAAAAGTCGTACCTGAAAAATCGTATGGAACGCATATCCGATCAGTTTCGCGACCAGTTATGAAAACGCGTGTTCCATCTTCACTCATAGCTACATTATATCCCAATGACTGACCACTTCTTTGCAACAGAGACCAAGGTCCACCCGTATCTTCTCGACCAACTTCATACCCCGCCTGTGTAGGCTCTGTATAACTATCCGTGATAGGATCATATTTAAAATATCTCGTTTGACCGTGTAATAACTGTAAGGCATAACCAATCATCCTATATCCGGGTGCTCCCGCGACGACACGGTCCCCGTCTACGGATATCTTTATAGATTTACCAAAACCCGGGAAGGAGGTATATAAAGAATACCACATGTCTAAATAATTATAGGTATCCGGATTTTGACCCTTTATCACGTTTCCAACTTGTGTTACTCCAGTAGACCAAGATCCTTCATTTGGACACCTTAAAATGCGAATATTACCTATTTGGAAATTTGGATAGACGAAACTGCTACGCAAGAGATAATGCCCATTCGAATCCGGGTATCTGAAAGAATATCGGGGAGAGGCATGCATAGTTCGAGTCGCCCCAACCGCGGAAATACTACTCGCGTTCGTAACTTTATCACTCGAGTAAGGATGATCCACAGGGCCGGGGCTATGCCCTAACCCACTATAGGTCAGGTACCCAACCAGCCCCGTGTAATGTGGACCGGTCGAAGAAAGTACGTGATATCCCCTACGGTGAGTCACTGGACCGGCGGGAAGTCCGGCACCTGTAAGATCTCCGTGTTGATTGGAAGGAGATATTTCGAGTAATTCAGTACCGGGTGCACCGACTGCTATATGTTCGCCGAATCCGGATATGGATACAGAATACCCATATCCATTATATTCTGGGTAGAGGGTTATACGAGTTCCACCGCCCAGAGTCTGGGGGACGTCGTTAACTATATCCGTACCAACATTAGAATAATCTAACGTAAACACACCATTTGAACCACGTTGATACACGTAAATAGTATTAATATCGGGTGCACCGACTACAAAGCGATCGGCTTTATCACCCGCGATTGAAACACTGAAACCAAATGATGCATGACCAGGTGAAATGGTTTGTGTAATGGAAAATTGACCGTTGTTACCATACTCTAATACGTAAACGCGGCCACCCCCCGAAACCCAAGGTGCGCCCACAATAATTCGTTTACCATCATAATCCATAGAAACCGCTTCACCAAAACATCCCCCGGGTTCGGGTCCGTTTATTATGTTTATAGAATTCCATTGCTCTGTCTGAGTATTCCAATCATACATTTGCACGTATCCTCGATCGTTATCGTATCCGGGTCCACCGCCTACGAGACGATGCCCCTCGAAATCCATATCGACAGACATACCGAATTGTGAATAATTATCTCGACCATAAATACCCCTATAATGTTCATCGCCCCATGTATATTCGTCTGGATTCCATGAATCCACGCCGAATATAGGGGCGGTGCCCGCAGCCTGATTTGCGTACGGTACCGGAAGTTGATCCGGGCTACGAGTCTGAATGCCCGACATAGGTAACTAATATGATCTAAGATAATAAAATTTACAATTTTACCTTTAACAGTATTACTATTATAAAGATACACCTCTACGAGGTCTATTGGCCCTGATATCGATATTTTTCACCGTAAAAAAGTTCGCTCTTACTTCATACGATTCGATCAAATCAATAGCTTTCAAGGCGCGAGCTACGTATACATTCCCTGACACGACCAATTTATCGTCATCTGAATCATTTATAGAAACGTTGGATCCAACCTGTAAAGTCTGCGTTGTTAAAGGTTCTGTATTTCCTATTCCAACAGGACCATCAGTGTAATATATTTTACCTGCATCATCGTTCCATAATGCCGAACCCACGCCACCGACTATCGCGGATCCGGGAATGTTGGTGAGTCCGGATCCATCTCCAATAACGGACACAACCGTAAGTGCGCCGACATTCGCGGTTCCGTGAACGTCGAGAGTATATTGGGGTGAAGCCGTATTAATACCAACGCTACCAGAATTATAGTATATTTTACCGTTAATACCACTATCTGACCATAATCCACCACCGGAAGAACCACCCACATCCGTGCCCCACACTGGTACAGTTCCATCACTTTTTAAAACCTGGCCAACTCCGCCTATAGCGAGTTTACTTAATGTATTTGTGGCACTTGCGTATAAAATATCTCCGGTCACACATGTTTCTATATCTGAGATTCTAGAAGAATTGCTATTTAAATCCGTGGCGAGTGCGACACCAGTTAATTCTAAACCACTTCCTATAAATTTAGATGCTGTCACATTACCTGTAACTAATACATTTCCACTCGCTGTTAAAGATGTTACTGTGTTTAGAAATCCGGTTTCTATATCAGTGGTCGAAGCATTGGTTGTAACTGATTGTAATGTACCAACCTGTCCCGAAGCTCCCGATACACCCTGCCACCCCATTTCACCGGGTGCTATGATAGTCAAAACATCTCCTGTTGTTTGTCCTATAGATACGTTGGCGGCTTCTATATTTTGATTCGCATATATCATATCACCATGTCCCGCGAGAATAGAACTTAAATCAGCTCCACCACCCCCTCCACCCGTGTATTTTTGTGTGGATCGTCCGACTGAACAACGTCCCATTCTTATAGTTGTACGAGACATTTTCCGGGGAGAAAGTCGCCCACCTCTTTGGGTTGTTTTGGAATATTAAATCCACCCTGTCTATACACACGTAAACGTTTGTTATACATGGCAAAAAATACAGACCATTGATCCACTACATCATAAATTCGTGGATTGTTCTTCTTACCCACAGTTTCTCTCATGATACGACCTATACTCTGAACAATATCAGATTTGGGGGTCGCGAGAATAACTGTATCGAGGCTCGGTATATCGAGTCCTTCATGCGCCTGACTGAACGTCGCGAATATGATTTGCTTTTTACTAGATTCAGCTAAATCTGATTCTTTCATTCCACCCATGTATAAACCCGACGTCGTCTTAAACTTTTGGTGTAGAAATTCGCAATGAAATCGTCTATCACTGAGAACTAGAATTTGACGCGTCGTTTTAGATAATTCTTTTATTGTTTGGAGTATGAGCTTGTTCCTATCGGGTATTTCAGTTATTTCCGTTATCATTGTGGGTAACGATAATTTACCATACCGGGTACACGGGGGTGGATCCTCGTATCGATTACATGTAAAATCCAAGGGAAATACGTCAACTTGATCCTGGTTTTTTCGTTCTACCGAAAAAAATGTTGGACCCATAAACCAGTGTAAAACTTTGGTGAGTCCATCTTTTCTATTTGGGGTAGCGGATAATCCGAATGCATGTTTAGGACACAATTTGAACAGGGATTGTGAAAATACCTTCGCACAGATATGATGCGCTTCATCGACTATGAGTGTTCCTATACTATCAAAATCTTCGAATGAATATTCTTTCAACGAAAGTGATTGAAGCATGGCGATCACAAAATCACAGTTTACTTCTTTCTTATTCTGTCGAACAATACCTATGGATGCACCTGGGCAAAATTGTTGAATACGCTCTTTCCATTGGTTCGCCAGGAACTCCTTGTGAACGACAATCATCGTTCGATATCCGAGTTTACAGGCTATGGCCAGGGATACGGTCGTCTTGCCGAAACCGCATGGTAACGATAAGATTCCATGACCCGCTTCAATAGCTTTAGAAAGTGCTTCGTTTTGATGTGTTTCATCTCTCAATTTTCCTTTAAAAGATATTTTAATCTTTTCTGGCTTAGGTCGGATATCTTCGACCACATTTCCAAACTTTTCTTCTGCGTAATATCTCGGCACGCATAATCCAGATTTTGCCTTTCTGAACACCTTAAACGAGGGGGGTGCTACACCAAAATCTGCATTAACAATCGGGCGAACCGTGAGTTCTTTTTTTATTTCCGATGTATCCGGAACTACACACCCAGATCGTGTGAGTTTCATACGATAATCGAGTCTAGAAGCTTTATATTACTCAACTTCCACGTGTATCCACTATGATTACCTACGTTCCAACCCCCTGTAAAATCGGTAATCATTTCTACCTTATCAGATTTTTTAAGTGATTGAATAGGGGCACCCTCGTACGAACACATGACGCGGCGGTACCTAAAAGGAACTTTCACTGTGAGAACGTTACCCTCTAAAGGGTTTTCGACGTTAGGATTTTTTGGAAAAATGCGCGACTGCGCCGAGCGCACGCTATGAGTGGTACCATCGGGTATGGTCAACCGTATATATTTTTTGTTGTTGTACTCAAACATGGGTGTATGAACATGACATACACAATTAATTCTCTTAAGTGATATATCTGGAAGTGGCATACATAATACTATGAAGTTTTCTTTATTTACTTACATCGAAATAAACTATTTTGGATTCCATCGAAGGAAATATGGAAACATTCCGATGGCTATAATTAAAATAATTAAATCCAGTGTTAAGACTTTGGATTTTATTTCCGGGCACCAATTTTTATAATCCTTAATTTGTTTAGATTCTTGTGGTTTCGCCCAATGGTAGAACATGGCGAGGTATGTGGGCCCCATATTTCGCTTACAGTCGTAATGGTGATCATAAAACGCTAACATAATATACGGAAAATACAAAAGCGCTAACAAAATCCATTTATTCTTTTTAGGTAAAAACCAATATCCACCCGCTAAAGCAAATGTAAACCATATACATTTCCAATTAACGACCGGGTTAACATCGTAGCAGTCTTCTTTCTTATTAGACTCCATGTAAATTACCCCGAGAAAAAAATAACCCGGGTTAGAGAGATAAATTTATCCGTATGTAATAAGATGGCTCTATGTTCGTTGAACATCTTGCCAAAAAGAGTAAACCATACCACGCGTAAATATAAAACGTGGAGGTTTGCATCGGAGTTTCTTATTCGAAAAAATGTAACAAAAGATCAAGCTGAGCTAGGACTATGGACGAAGGATCGTCTCATAGAGCTCGGACCAACATTTGTAAAATTAGGACAAATTGCGTCCACGCGCGCCGATCTGTACTCACCCGAATTTATTCAGCAGCTCGAGACGTTACAAGATGATGTCCCCCCATGTAAAATTGATATAGATGTAAAACATGATATTTTTAAAGAATTTGACCCTGTACCATTTAAATCTGCGAGTATCGGTCAAGTTCATATGGCCGTGCTGCAAAGCGGTCAAAAAGTTGTTGTAAAAGTAAAACGTCCAGGAATATTGAGCCTCATGAAAGAGGATACAGATACTATACGGGGTATAGTGCAATTTTTAGAACGCATTGGTATCGACACGGGAAATAGTTCTGGTCGAGTTCTAGATGAATCTATAGAGTATCTCTTGGGAGAGGCAGATTATAAACAGGAGATTAACAATGCTATCAAATTTCGGAAAAGTATGAAAGATGTCGACTGGGTGAAAGTTCCGAGAATGTATAAAAAGTATTCAAACGATGAAATGATCGTCATGGAATATGTACCATCAGTGAAACTGACTGAGATTGCAGATAAGAAGGTGAATAAGAAGAAGATATGCGAAGCCCTTATAAATGCATACGTGATTCAAACTATGGACAATGGTCTATTTCACGCCGACCCGCATCCGGGTAACTTGGGATTTTCACCAAAAGGAAAGCTTGTATTTTATGATTTCGGATTACTCGTGCCATTGTCCGAAGAATTAAGAGATGGATTCACAAAACTTTTTGGTTTTATAATCACCCGTGATACCGGTGGTATCGTCGATACACTCGTTAAATTAGGTGTGATTGTTCCGACTTCTTCGGATGTTTCTGACATTGAATTGTTCTTTGAAAACATTCTGGGGTACTTGGAGACCCTAGATGGTTCTGGGATCGTGAATGATGATCTCGCTGCACAACTTGCGATTGAAAAACCGTTCGTCGTACCTAGTAGTTTTGTGTACCTCGCAAAAGCCTTCTCGACTATAGAGGGTATATGTATCAAACTGGATCCAGATTTTAACTATTTCACATATTTGGAACCTCTCATTCAGCAGCAGATAATAGAATCTGTGAATATTGGTGATATATTCATGAAGACGACAGAGATTCCCGGGACGATAGGTAAAATAAATACAGCTGTATCGGGACTTCAAAAATCGAGGGGGTTTATGAAACGTACTATGATCAAAACGAGGCAGGAAATTAAGATCGTCCAATACAGCGTGGTATGCGCTCTATTGGCTGAGAAATTTGGGGACAACCCACCTTTAGCTATGTTTTTTGTTTTGTGTACCTTGTGGTTTACTTTTCGTAAAAATCAATAGATTTCTTACCATTCTTCTTGGGCTTGTCTGTCTTTTTAATGAGCTTGTTATGTTCCTCGAGGTATCCCTTCATGCGATTCTGTTCATCACGGAAAATATCAGAGACCTTCTCTTTGATCTTATCCACGTCAGTATCACGTTCCTTTTGAATCTTCTTACTAAGCTTCTTGAACCCCTTATTTTTCTTATCAGCGGCGAATACGGTCATTGTATTTGTGATGGCGAGCATTTTACTTTGTATCGATATTTAAATTTAATCGTTCTAACTTCGCTTCAAATTCCCTCCGCTCCCCGGGAGATTTGATGATCTCTCCGTGTTTGAGAGCCCTGATTTCTGGACCCGTGAGTTGAATAGCGTCTACCCTGAAATCCTTAAATGCCCTCATGGTGATGGGTACGAGAGGCTCTATGAGATCATAGA